CCCAACGGTGCATTCTTTCGCAAGGATGTTCGTGGATTTCTGCCAGAACTAATGGAAGGTATGTATAATGATCGTGTCAAATATAAAAGACGGATGCTCGACGCTCAACAGGAGTATGAAAACACTGGGAAGAAGTCTCTACTTAAAGACATTGCCCGATACAACAACATCCAAATGGCGAAGAAGATTTCTCTCAACAGTGCATATGGTGCTATTGGTAACAATTGGTTTCGTTATTTTGATTTGCTGGTTGCCACTGCAATTACTTCATCTGGCCAGTTATCTATTCGGTGGGTTGAGAAAAGCATCAACATTTATCTTAACAAAATCTTGGAAACGAAAAACGTGGACTATGTTATTGCCTCGGACACGGACAGCGTATACATCACTTTTGACGGGTTGGTTAGTAAGGTGTTTAAAGAGGGAACGGACACTAACACTATTGTCAATTTCTTGGACAAGGTTGCAAAAGAGAAGCTGGAACCTTTTATTGATAAATCTTATCAGGCTCTTGCTAAAGTAACCAACGCATACGAACAGAAGATGGAGATGGGGCGTGAGGCCATTGCTGACAAGGGTGTATGGACTGCTAAGAAGCGCTACATTCTAAATGTGTATGATATGGAAGGTGTTCGTTATAAAGAACCTAAACTCAAGATCATGGGATTGGAATCTGTCAAATCTTCTACTCCTGCACCATGTCGAGAGAAACTTAAACAGGCTATAAAAATCATTATGGACGGTGATGAGAAAACGCTAAATAACTTTATACAAGATTTTCGTGAGGAGTTTATGACATTGCCACCAGAAGATATTGCATATCCTCGTTCATGTAATGGCGTCAAGAAGTTTCGTGGTTCAGATCGTTTGTTTCTGAAGGGCACACCTATTCATGTGAAGGGTGCTATTCTATACAATCATTTGATAGAGAAAAATAAGTTGAGCAACAAGTACCCTTTTATTCAAGAAGGTGATAAGATTCGTTTTATTCATATGAAGGAACCTAACACCTATCAGGCATCTGCCTTTTCTTTTATAACAAAATTGCCAACGGAACTTGACATTACAAGTAAAATAGACTATGATACACAATATGAGAAATCGTTTCTAGAGCCCCTTCGTGTGATAACTGATAAGTTGCAGTGGGCACTCAAAAACGATGAAGTTGGAAGTTTAGAGGACTTTTTTGGATGAGATATTATCGCTACACACTAGATGACCTAAAGAAATCTTCTGATCGCAAGAGGTTTACATACATTTCATTCTTTGCAGGTGGTGGTGGATCATCTTGTGGCTATAAACTAGCAGGTGGTGATTGTCGTTTCGTCAATGAGTTTCAACAAATTGCAGTAGATACCTATCTTGCAAACTGGCCAGGAACTCCACACATCTGTGGTGATATCAAAAATATCACTGGGCAACAGATTATGGAGATGACAGGGCTCAATAAATATGAACTGGACATTATGGATGGTTCTCCACCTTGCCCACCTTTTAGTATGTCTGGTACTAAGAAAGCGGGATGGAACAAGGAGAAGATTGCTTACGGTATGAAACAACAAAATATCGAAGACTTGACATGGGAGATGATTCGAATTGCCGGTGAGATGATGCCGAAGGTTATTGTATGTGAGAACGTCAAAGGTCTAACGATGGAGTATGCAAAGCAGCATTTGGATCGTATGGTCAAAGACTTTGAAGCAATTGGATATACAACGACCTTTAAGGTTCTAAACGGTATTCATTTTGGTGTGCCGCAGAAACGTCAACGGGTGTTTATCATATCAGTACGCAATGATGTTCTGGATGATATTGAAATGCCGTGGATGCTCATCTCTTCTCTATTTCCAGAGGGTGCGAATGAAGAACCAACTGTGGAAGATGCTATTGGTGATTTGCGTTTTAACAATGAGAACCGCATTGAAGCACATGAATTGTGTGAAGCTATGAAGAAAAGTGCTAAATACAAATGGTTAAAACGTCTGCCTAAGAACCCTGATAAAGTTGTATCAGTGGGTGATGATGTTGTGTCTCCGTTTTATGACAAACTAATTGAACATAGGACTAAGTGGGGGAAAGAAGTGCCAGAGAGAAAGAGTTCATTCTTTCAGTCTCGCAGAGTTCCTTGGAATCAAGCATCTCATACTCTATCTGAGCAAGGATTGATGACCAGTTTGGCAGTTCATTTACATCCTGATGAAGATAGGGGATATACTGCAAAAGAATCTGCAAGAATTATGACTCTTCCAGAGGATTACATCAATGTAGGAACACTGGATCAGCGCCTTGCACGAGTTGGTCTGATGGTTGCCCCAATGATGATGAAACATCTCGCAGAGAGTATATATGAAAATGTGCTGAAACCATATAAGGTCACACAATGATAAAAATAGTTGCACATAAAGATTTGGGTAGAAAAGAAACATTTGAGGGATGGAATGGTAAGTTTCTAGATGAAACTGCATATGATAAAGTATTACATGTAACAGAAGATATTGGGATTATGAAACCTATTCATTCTTTAGATGGTTCTGATGTTCCTCTTGCATATGTTATTACAAATGCATTTCCAAAAGAAAGTAAGATTAGAGAAATCTTGACAACGATTGAAGATACCTCTACAATGAGAGCAAATTGTGCAGGACCAATCTCGGCCGAAGAGATGGCTGCAAAGGGATTGGTTGAAGGTAAAGACTATAAACTTAGAACACCTAACTCATATCATGTTCGTACTAAATCAGGTGGCTGGGGTATGATTGCTTACAGCCGAGAGATTCATAGTGTCATGATTGGGCATAAACGTGGAAGGTTTACAGGTGGAATTGATGTATCCGGTTGGTGTAAAGATAATCCAGAGAAGTGGGAGGCATTACAAGAGATTTCTACTCATAACGAAACTGCATTTGCTAAAGCAAATGAAGACATTTATAAAAGTCAGAAATCATTTGCACACAATAACATCAAACCAGAACACAGAATTGGTGACGGTATCTTTACTACACTAAGTGCAAATCGCTATTCTGCATATCAGTCTGCAAAGATGTCTGCCCATGTAGATAGTGGTGACACTGATGCGGGCATGACAAGTATGTGTGTATTCAGAGAGGGTGATTACGAAGGTGCATATCTTACATTCCCTCGTTATGGTATTGCCATTGATGCGCCAGATAATTCTGTGATTATTGCAGATAGTCAGGAAGTACACGGCGTTACACCTATTTCTGGAACAGGCCAGAGGTTTAGTTGTGTCGCATATTGTGACAGGAGACTTGCTACGATTGGTGTTTATGGTAAACAGGAAAAACTGATTGGAAAATACGCAGCAAAAAATTCTGGCAATCTTGAAAGTTTTTTTGAATAAGGGGTTGACAAACCCTATTTCCTATGTTATTATTAATTATAAACTGAGGAAACAACGGAGAGACACCATGGACAATGAAGCTTACCTCTACGAGATACTTGTTAATTCAACAGGTAAAAAGTATATCGGATGGCATGCTAAGCCATTTGATGGCACTTATCTTCATTCTAGTGAATGTCCTATCTTTCTCAAAGATTTTGCGAAGAATGACAATGATTATGAGATCATTGATACTGGAACTAAAACTGAAATGGCTACTAAGGAACATATGATGCTAATGGAAGTAGATGCGAAGAATAACCCAGACTATTACAACAAGTCTAATGGTGGTGGGATTTATGTCAAGAAGACCAATTACAAGAATGTAATTGAACTTTGGCAAGATATTATGAATAAGAAGTTTCCTGTCAACCTTGTAAAGAAGGAAACTATTAAGGATATCTTGCGCTTTCAGGTCCGTGTTCTTAACACTGATCCTGAACATCTCAAGGTTCTTATTGATGCTATGCGTGATCTTCATGGTGATCTCACTAAGTGGGAACCTGTTCATGTTCTTGAAGGATATTCCAAGGATGGTGATGATGTTTTGATCAACGGAAACCACACCACTATTTCTGCTAACAAGGTTCCTTTCGTTTTAGAAGTCCCTGTTATGTATATCCCGAAGTCAGTTTGGTCAAAGTTCTCTGAAGCAGAACTCATTGATCTTGCAAATCTTCTCAACCCGCAGCCTGAAAAGGCAGCAAAGCCCTCTGATAAGGAAGATTGGGTTGCAAATATTGTCAAGAAGTACAATGAGAAGGGTATTGCTGCTGACTCTGAGGAGAACAAGACTCTTCTGAAGACCAACAACTGGTCCACTCGTCAGGTCAACGATATTATCAAGAAGGCAAAGTCAAAGATTGAACTTAACGACAAGTTGCCTGCTGGTTGGCAGTGGAAGAACTGGAAGTTGTACAAGAAGGACTTGGATATGATTGTTGAGAATGCCACTGACAAGGATTCTATTGCAATGGCTATGTCTTCTGGTAAGTTTAACTTTGCTCTTTTGCAGGACAAGTTGAAGGCACTTCTGAAAGCAAAATCAAAGAAGACGCACATGACTGTGTACATTACGCATCCTAACTGGAATGCGATGCAGGAGTGGAAGAAGAAGCACTTGGCAGAGCATATTGATAATGTAGAAACTTGGATTGCGCCTAAGGGTTTTATCGTTGAGTTCGTAGAACTTGATTATAAGGTAAAGAACTCTCTTGGAGATATCTAAACTCTATATTCCAACCTATAATCGTGTGGGGAGTCAAGCTTGTTTTGACTCCCTTCCCTCTAAGTGGCAAGATAAGACAGTTTTGGTTGTCCATCCAGAAGAAATTCACGATGGATATCCAACTCTGTCTTGTCCTGTTCAGGGCACAGGAATTGCTCCAGTACGCCAGTGGATATCTGAATATGCAGAAGGCACCCGCTACGGCGTTATTGATGATGATTGTGTATTTCAGTATACTCGCAGAGAAAATGAAGATGGTCCTAGTAATAGACCATTGACGAATGATGAGTTTGATGATATGATAGACTTATTCAATTCGTGGATGGATGCTGGATTTACTTTTGTCGGTTCTGATGCGGCATGGAATCCACCCACAAGAGATAAAGATTATCGCACCAATTCTAGATTGAGTGGCAACGTATTTTACTCTGAGAAGCTACCAGTTGCCGATATTGATTGGTTATCACTACCAATCAGTGAAGACTATTATGTTGCCCTACAGTTGTTGACAATGGGATATCAGAATAGAGTGTCCTTGAAGTATCGTATTAATCCCGGCACTACACAAGCTAAAGGTGGGTGTTCTACGCAACGGACTCTTGATATTCACAACAAATCACTGGAACAACTGAGAGAAAAGTTTCCACAGTTTGTTCAGTTAAGAGAAAAGATTGCAAAAAGTAGTGGTGAGTGGAGTGGTAAACCCAAACTCGCATGTACTATTTCATGGAAAAAAGCATATGCGAGCTCACAAATAGGTAATTTAGACTCATTTTTCTCTTGACACACATCAAGTTCCATGTTATATAAATAGAATATAACACACATGGAGCAGTTGAATGTCAAATCTAAATCACTATGTACGGCAACTCCGTCCAAGAACGGAAAACTATGTGCCGCATGTTGATAAGGTCCAGTATAATTTTACTGAGGCATATAATGTTCCTATTCAAAAAAATTCAGATATTGATAGCTTTGATACTAAGTTAGACAAAAATCAATTAAAATCACTACTAAAATATTTGATTTCATTGAAACTAGATGATATTCCTATTGCTGCTGGAAGTGCCGGTATTAAAATTCGCAGTGCCCAAGATAAGGATACTGAAATTCGTGATTGGGCAAAAGAAAATACACCAGACATAAAAATTGTTTTTGGTCAAGGTTCCATTGGTAAAGGTGGTGGTGTAAAGATTAGTGAATCTACACAAGAATTAATGGTTGCTGCTTTAGTTCTTAACAAAGTAAAATCTGGTAATATTGATGAAGTTGCTGCAATAGAAATGATTGAGGAAGCAAAAACGCAATTCAACAAAATTGAAGGTGCAACTGGTAGACCAGATTTGATAGATCAATTTACTGGTAATTTTAATGACCTTGCTACTGCTATTTCTTCATCAAATGCAATTCTCAAAGTTGTCCCAAATCCAGTAAAAGCATATTGGACAGGCCAAGGTTGGGGTTCAGATATTGCAAAATATAATCCATCAATAGGCGGTGTTAAGGATTATAATTCATCTGATATTGTTGTAAAGGGTTCAAATGGTGTATTTTATGGTTTCTCTTTGAAAAAGAAATCAAAGAGTAAGGATGTTGATCCTACTCTTATTAATAAACCTATTACTGGTAAGGTTGGTATTCTTAAAGATATTCTTGGTGTAAAAGAGGTGCAATCAATAGAAAAGAGTAAAGAGCTTTTCTTTGATTATGTTATATTCAAACACTACAAAAAGAATCCTAAAAAAATTGATCCCAAAGAAAAGGGTAAAATGATAGGTAAAATTTCACAAAAACAAATGGGCGTATATCTTAAAGACTCAAAAAATACTTTTTTCCGTAGAGTTGAACAAGTCCTTACTAAAAATTCTGAACAATTTGTTAAAACATTTATTGAATTGTTGTTCAGAACAAAAATGAAAGATATAGAAAATACTGGTGAATTTAAGTTTTATCTCTTGACAGGTATTGGACGTTTTATTGGTGGTATGGTAGAAGTAGAAAATGCTGAGAATAAAGATACGCCCCAAACTATAGAGGCACTTACAAAAATATTTAATTCTAAATTGACAATGGTTAAGACGCCGGGTAAATTACAAGCATGGGAAAGTGGTGCTGGTGCTGCAAAAGTTTTCTTTTCAGTTATGAGTGATGGCGCAAGAATAATTGATTTAGAAATTCGATACAAAGGAAGTTATACTGCAAACCCACAGTTTCAAGCAGTAGCAACACCAGATTTTAAGGCAATTTTTAAATGATAACACAGTCAGATTTAAATCAAGTAGAGAAGTTTGCTGACCGTCTGTTTGCAAAGGTAGGTATTGATGTTGAGTTCACTCGGCACTTTATGGACCGTGTGAATGATGCTCGTAATAAAAAACAGATTACTCCTGCTGAACTAACTCGTTTATTCAAACAGTCTTATTCCAAGTATGGTAAGAAGATTGCAAAACTTGGTCCTGATGCAGAGGCTGTTATCAATGACATGAGGACGAATATCAACATGCCATTTGTTCTCAACCTCAAAGGAAATGAGTTAGAGTTGGTGGCAAAGACTGTTATGCGTAAGAAAGACTTCAAGACCTCTGGTCCTAAAATGTCCTTTGAGTCTTTTCTTGCAGAAGACAAGGGTGGTAAGAATCTTCACCTAGAACACATAGAGGATGAAATACTCAACTATGGTGTTGAGGGTGGACGAGCTGCAATTAACTTCCTACAATCATTGCGTGATATGTTAGCGGGTTCTGCACGTTCTAGTGTAAACATGACGGTTAAGTGGGACGGTGCGCCAGCAATTTTTGCGGGTGTTGAACCAGAGACAGGTGACTTTTTTGTTGCGAAGAAGTCTGTATTCAATGTCTCACCTAAACTATATAAAACATCAAAAGAAATTGATGACGATTTATCTGGCGCACTTAATGAAAAATTTAAAGTTGCACTCAAAGAGTTTTCTAAGT